GATGAGGCTCCTGATGAGATCGTATTTCTATATGAACTCAAGGCTGATCAAGATTACAAAGAGTTCACTATCAAGGCTGATTATGATTTTGTTGAACCAGTGTTTAAGAAAGCAGCAAAAATCATTGCAGCAGTCAAAGCAGAAGAGATGCCAGAATGCAATGTTGCACCAGGAGGATGTAAGACATGCAACTTGATCCCGTAGTTCAAAAGAGTATTGATCTACCAAAGCCAGCGTATGATCAAGCGGTACTTCCGCCTGACATAACAGAACTGAGCAGTGAACAACTGGCTGAGATGTTTACTATCCTTACAGGGTGGGCTGACTACATGGCATCTCAGTTGGTACAGGCTCAGTTGGCTGAACGTGATTGCCTTCGTAAGGCTGAGTTTGCTGAGAGCAAGGCTCTTGTGAGGTTGACCACAGGAGCGCCCAAAGGAACTACAGTCACGCTCATTAAGGCTCAGATAGATACAGACTCAGAGATTGTAGATTTGCGGGACAAGTACGAAGAGAAGTACGCTTACCGCAAGATCCTAGAGATGATGTTAAACAACCAAGAACGGGACATCACCTTAGTGTCGAGGGAAATAAGTCGCAGGTCACAAACTATGGGTCGGAGGGATTCATTTATATTATGAAAAAATATTTATTAGTAGTTGCATTATTTTTAAGCGCAACAACACTGCCTGCACACGCAGCAGATCCAGCACCATCAATTGCAGTCATTGATACAGGGTTAAACGGAATGTGGTTTAACAAGTCATTGGTAGCAGAAGCATGTTTTGTTGAGTATGGCTACTGTGCAAACGGCAATATCTCAATGGAAGGACCAGGAGCAGCAACACTTCCAGCAACAACTAGCGCTGCTCTTGACCATGGGTCACAGATGGTCTCTGTTATCAAACAAGTAAATCCAGATGCAAAGATTGTATTTATCCGTATTGTTGGTGTGAGCAAATCTGGCGCACCAAATCTTTATACTCTTAAGGCAGTAAAATTAGCGCTTGATTGGGTAATACTTAATCAAGCCAAGTACAACATCTCTGTTGTTAACCTTTCTCAAGGAGCAGTCATTGGCGCTTGTGACGTACCAGCAGGTATGCCAAAGCAAATTGCTGATCTTAAGTCTATTAACGTTCCAGTTATTGTTGCTACAGGTAACACAAGCAACCGCACACAGGTTAATTCACCTGCTTGTCTAGAAGATACTGTCTCTGTTGGAGCAACAGATAATCCATGGACTGGTGCTGGAGTAAAAGAATACAACCGAGATGCCAAGCCATACATTGCTCGTTACTCAAACGGTAACAACACCACGGACTTCTATCTCAATGGTCGTTGGACTGTCACCAACCTGAACAACACAACTAAGTTTATGGTTGGAACGTCTAACGCAACAGCGTCATTGTCTGCATGGTGGTTGATCAATAAAAAAGCAACATTTGATGAGACTTACAAAGCATTTGCAACAGGTGCTACGCTTGCATCAAACGAGTGGTTGACAGGACGGTATATTCAACTCCCATGATTATTGGTTTATCAGGTTACGCAAGGTCTGGCAAAGATGAGGTTGCCAAGATTCTTGTATCGGAGTTTAACTTCGAACGGGTGGCATTTGCGGATGCCATCCGTGACCTGTTATACCAAATGAATCCGTTAATTGGAGTAACACGACTGCAAACAATGATTGATGCAGTTGGCTGGGACATTGCTAAACAACACCCCGATGTCCGTAGTTACCTACAAAACTTAGGAGTAGGTGCTCGTAAATTATTTGGAAATAATTTTTGGATTAATCAAGCCCTTAACCCACATGTGTATGAACACCCTATTGTTGGAGTAAATAAAAATATTGTAGTTACCGATGTTCGTTTTGAAAACGAAGCGGATATGATCAAGGCTCTGTACGGACAAGTCTGGAGAGTTAGACGTCAAAACGTAGAACCAGTTAATCAACATGTCTCAGAAGTTGCGCTAGATGATTATAAGTTTGATCAAATTCTAAAGAACGAGGGATCTTTAGACGAACTAAAAGAGTTAGTTCGTAAAAGAGTTAATCTATCCCTCAATGCCGACTAAACTTATAGATGGAAAGATTGATAAGGGAGCAGTTGTTTCTCTTGGTATTGATCAATCGCTTACAGGATTTGCATTAACAGTCCTTAACACAGCAGATCCTACTCAATTTATTACGTGGGTTTACAAGTCTCCTTATTTTGGCGTTGAAAGATTGGCAGACATACGTCAGTGGTTAGTAGACCACCTTGATTATTGTGAAGAGCAGTGGACTATTTCTGATATTGCTATGGAAGGAACCGTTCTCGCAAGTCACGCAGCCCTTGTGCTCGGAGAGTTATCAGCAACCGTTCGACTAGCCATCTTTGATTTCTTTGAAGAGGGAGATGATCGTCGATTCCCTTTAAAAATTCCGCCCATGACATTGAAGAAGTATGCAGCAGGCAAAGGCAACGCCAAGAAACAAGAGATGCTCTTACAAATCTATAAGAGGTGGGGCATAGAGTTTAATGATGACAATGCTGCAGATTCCTATGGATTAGCAAGGCTTGCTGGAAAATTTTTGATTGATGAAGTTGAGAAGGCAGTAGTCGAACAAATTCAAGATCTTAAATACAGAGACCAACCACGACTTTAGCCCTACCATTTAGTCCAGGAGAGGCTCACAAAATCGACCCAAAGGACTAACAATTGAATACCGAACCAGAATCAATTCCTGCTGAAGAACCGTTTTTACGAGTCAGCGCAAGTTCAAATCCACAGAGCGTTGCATCAGCAATTGCCCACGCTATTTATGATAAGCATGAAGTTAAATTACGTGCAGTAGGTGCTGGAGCAGTAAACCAAGCAGTAAAAGCAATCGCTATCTCTCGTGGTTATGTCGCTCCTCGTGGCATGGATCTGACCTGTAAACCAGGATTTACTACTATTGAATCCCGTGATGGTGAAATTAGCGCCATTGTATTTGCCATTACAGCCCACTAAATCAGTTCTATCCTTATACCTAGATTAAGGAGTCACCATGGCAACTTGGACATCAGTAGGTCACGCAATGCGTCGTCGCATGGGTGCACCATCAAACCACCACGAAGCGGCAGGTAAGAGCATGAGCAAAGATTTATCTCCAGAACAAGTTATTGCATCAGGAGCCCGTGCATATATGGGTCAAGACGCAAATAATTTCAACAACGTAAGCGGAAATCCTTCAGTTGGTAAATTAATGCCAAAGAAGAACACACAAGCAGGAGATCCAACTGCTGGTGGAAAAGCAAACCGTGTAAACGTTGAACGCAAAGGTGCACAGCATCGCATTACTGCAAAGATGCCAGCGCCAATCAACATTGAAGCAGGTGCAACAATGGCTAACGCCCGCATCATTCCTTCTGTAGCAGGTCGTCAAGCACCTAACTTTACTAGCGGTATCGACAGCACCTACTAATATGCCATTGTCGAATGCACAATTCGGCGGTAGCGATAGTTACTCTTCTATGGCTAATACGCCAAACGTAGAGACTCCTATGTCATTAAGTAAGAACACATACGGGTCTGCAGCGCAAGCAACTGCATGGCGTAATAGAAATTTAGGTTCAGGCGGTCCAATGTCCTTGTCTGCAAAAACAAGAGGAACAACATTTAATTGGGACGATACTGCAGCAACACCATCAGTGCCACAAGCAGATAAAGGAATGGGACGCAATGTCTAGAGAAGTTCTTAGCGATTCTCAATTTTCTCATCTACCTGGTGGCTCTCGTGAAATTGCAACTAATAAATCAGGTAAAGGCTCTGGTTATTATGTATCTCGTGATCCTCGTACACCTGTTGAGATGGGTGGAAGTCCTGAAGTAGTTGGTGGACTTGCAGATGAAGCAACTGTTAAAGAACACATGGCAAAAATTAAAGGTGTTGCAGAAAAAGTTATGCCTACTGGGTGGATGAGTGCTCGTGCAGCAACGCCAAAAGAAAGCGCTAACGTACATCAAGGAATTTGGCAAGATGAAGAAAGCAAAAAAACTTATTTAGATGTATCAGACCGTATTGGTGGACGTGCATCTAATTCTTCTTTAGAAGAAGGATTACATCGTGGGATTACTCAAAAACAACTTGGAATTTATGCAGCAGGTACAGGGCGCACTTTAACTACTAATACACAAAGTGAAACAGGCCAAAAGAATGTTGCACCAGCAGCAGAGATGACGCTTAACTACCTTAAAAAACAGCGTGAGGAAAAAACAACACGTAACAAGATGAGCAAATCTGCAAAAAATGCAGAAAAGAATGCTGCACTTGAAGCCCTAAAGAAGGCTAAGTAATGGCTGGCGGTTACAATAACTTTTCACCACAACAGAACTGGCAATCGCTAGGTGCTGGTGGTCTTAATGGGTATAACAATCAAGGTGGTGCAGGAACTCCTGTAGCACGTGACACCATGGACGCTCTGCGTATTGGTGTTGGACGTGTTCCATCTGCAGAATATCCAGATGGTTATCTTGGAACAATTCGCTCACGTCGTGATGATCGCCTATTAGATTCAATTAAGAATCGTGTTAATCAAAAGGCGTATCAGCGTGGTGTTCACAAAGGTGAACGCATTGAGCCATCGATGTACTACTGGCCTGAAGGATTTAACCCAGATATGGGACTTAAGCGTCAGATGAAGGCATCACTAGTTAATCGTGATGGCGCTGTCTCTTACATGATCCCACGTAGTACTCCACAGACTCAACTTGCTCCTGCGCCACACCTTGTCAATGATGGCAAGGCAAATACACAAGCAGATGGTCCAACAACTATTGATGCACGCCGTCAGGCAATGCTTGCTTACTTAAGACCAGCGTGGTCATAACATGGCACGTTCTGTAGAATTTCAAGTGGGTTTAGGAGAACCTACTCCTCAAAAATTAGACATGAAATCTTTTACTCCATACTTTAAACAAGAGGGAGAAAAAACGCTTCGACCTGAACCCATTGATCTAGAGGAACTAAAAAACCATAGTGGTGTTAAATTAATGGGAGAAAGAATTGCAGAAACTGCGGAAAAAGCACGCAGAATGGGATTAGAACAAAAAGCATTTGATTTTTATCCCAATGAAAAACGACAAATGGAAGGTATTGGTACACGTTTTAATCGTGCAAGAAGTGAAAAGGGATTAAAACCTTATTTTTCAGACCAACCAGAACTTGCAGGAGCATTACTACAAGGTGGTTATAGTCAGAGAACGCATGAAAACGTTCGTAAATCTGTAGTAGAAAAATCTGCACAAAGTGGTCTTGTTCTTCCTCACGTTGCTCAGCGAAGAATGCAACATGCTATTGACAATGATGTTCATCCAGTTAACTTATTTGGTTTAAAGTTACGTGATTTTATGGGTTCAAGTATTGACCCAACTGGATGGACTGGAGAATTTCAGGGAGAAAAAAGGGGAACAGGTCATACAATTGACCGTCATCAACACGATGCAGCAATGAATCAAAAATTTGGTGAGTTAGATAGAGGGATTAGCAGTTCTGTCAGTAATGAAAGACGTTATCGTACTATGCAAGCCGCTCACGATGTAGGTCATGATTTATATGATCCTCAACGAAAACTTTCTCCTGCACAATTCCAAGCATTATCATGGGGTGGATGGCGTGGAGGATATGATTAATGACACAAAAATTTGATGGTAACTATGACTACACAAAGCCATGGCGTGCACCAGTACAGCCTGATCAAGTACAGAAACGTTACTCCTATCAAGGGCCATGGGCATCTAACATGGAGCGCCTTACACAACAGGCTCTTATGGTCATGAACATTCCTGGCGCAGATATTCAGGCAATGGTTCGTCCACCACTTCCACAGATTCAATTGTTTCCAGATCGATTTGGGTACGGAGAACGTACTCAACCTGGAATTGATGACATTGTTACTATTGACAGAAAATACGCAGAACCACGAGTATCCTGGTTCTCTGGCGGTGTTGCTGGATACCAGGCAGCCGAACGTAACGCACTAGGGAGCAACTAATGCAATTTGAACCTATTGATAACAATTTTATTTCACGCCATTTTAACGATCGTCGTGCAGGTGGTACATCACAAAATCGTGCTGTTGGAAAAAACTTATACGACCCTAAAAAACTTGCAGAATTACGTATGCAAGAACAAAAAGATAATCGACATCAACCTCCTTATGGAGAAACTGGACGACCAAATGCTGGTGGAACTAAAGTTCCTAAGAAACCTAAGACTCCAAAGGGACCAATGCCAGCACGTGCAATAGCGATGAAACATGAACTAAAGGGGTACTGATGTCAGGCGGAAACTACGGCGATGGCGCCGAAATCATGGAGTATCAGGCAAAACAAATTGCTGAGAACATCATGAATTACAACGGATCTGCTCCATGTCCAACCTGCGGAGTAATCATGAATCCCGTAGAATTCATATCAAATCGTGGTCATTGCCTATCCTGTCTAACAGATAGCAATCTCCGAAAAGTGAAAGGTAAAATGGCCTAATGGAATTTAACGACCGTCGAAAAATGTCTGGCTTTGAAAAAGCCCAACGTGGACATAGTACTGGTGCAATAAGCACAGGAACTGGAATGAGTGGTTACGAAGTAAGTAAAAACGTAACTGTTAAGGGTGGAAACGCTATTTCTAATGGCGCAGTTCAGGCTCGTTATGAAAACTACGAAAAGCCAATTACTACATCAACTAAAGGTAATAAGCGTGCACTTAAGTCAATTAACAAGGGAGTCAAATAATGACCGTTAATTCATCACGTTCAATGAACAAATCACTTGACGAAGGTGCAACCGACGGTAAGTACCGTAAGGCTCGCCCAGATACAGAAGTTGGTACAGAGTCATCTGCTACTGAAGCAAACCGTCAAACACTTCACCCATTTTATGGTTATGGATTTGTAACATCT